CAATCCCATTGGCTGATAAATACTCTTCACCTGTTGATATCCAACGATTATCTCGGTCTTCATAAATAACGGCTTTAATCCCAGCATGATGAATTAGCTTAGCACACATTAAGCAAGGTGGAGCAGTCACATAAATCGAGCATCCATCGGTAGCAATTCCATTTCTAGCGGCATTCGCAATTGCATTAAATTCAGCATGATGGCAACCGATTTGACTCTCTGATCCGCTTGCTATTTTACATCTATCTCTAAGACAATCAGCACCTCCACAAAGGCCGCTTTGCTTGCGAGCAATCCCATTGAAAGAAGAGATAATTGGGACATCTCCCTTGACTATCACCGCCCCAACTTTTGCCCTGCTACATGGTGAGAGGCTAGCCATGATCTCAGCCATACTCAAAAATGCTTTATCTTTAGCAGTCATAGCAGTCATCCTCTTTGGATGCAAGACAAGCGATCTCAGAAGCAAGCTTGATAATCGCTTTAGATCTCTTTCCACACTTGCCTTTATTGCCTACAGCATAGCGACCTAGAGCAAGACAAACATCGCCTTCACTCTTAGCAAGCCATATCTGATAAGCCTTTATCCCATACTCAATTTCATTGCATCCTTGACAGTCAACAAATTGCTTTTTCACTTGCATCACGCCAACCGCCCCAGCTGATGAAATTAAACCTCTCTCAAACTTGCTCTCATAGAAAGCGATGGCAATCATCAGATTTGGATCAACTCCCATTCTATCAGCACTAAATGCGACTTGTTGGCATACTCTCATGCGACTTGGGATTGATTGAGCAATGATCTTTTCCCATCCTAAATCTTGCTTGCCTTGAGTTGGATTAAAGATCAATCCCATCACAAGCCAACACACATCAAAAAAGTTATTCATCATCTTCGCTTTCGTCTTTGGTGATGTCATCCCAGCTTTCATCATATTCAACATCATCGTATGATAGAATGATAGGCTGATGATCAAAAATAGCCCTGCATTTGATGCAATAGTGATACTCAATGCTAGAGCCTGCTAAGGTTGATTTTATTGTATTTTTACATCTAAGGCATTGCATTTAACTAACTCCATGGTCTTGGGAAAAAGCGGCTTAGTTATATCATACACAGCTTTAGCAAATTCTTGCATCTCAAATTGAGCATGACTATCTAAACGAAGATTTAAAAAGTGCATGATTGCTTGGATGCTTGCAGACCAAATGCATTCACTATAAGTCCCAACGGGCAAGATAACACGAGCTTGTTCCCTACAAACGCCCATATCAAGCAACCGCAAATAATTGTAATAAGCGACTTGATAACCTTGGGCTAGCAATGTCAGCGCTTCATCTTCTCGATCATCATCAAGACGGCCAAAAGAACCTTGCTTATTCTTAGTATCTTGCAATCTAAAGTAATCAGGATAAAAGAAGCTTTCTTTAATCTCAGTGTATCGTGCAGATTGTTCATTCCATGCACAACCGACCTGGTGCTTCATCCATTGTCTTAAAACAAAGATAGGTGCTTTAATCCTAAATTTCACATGCCCATGTCTAAATGGTGAAGTATGATCATGCTCCCATAGATACTTTAAAAGTTTATCATCTCTATCTGTCCATTTGTCACTTGATCCAGCATAGGAAACACGAGCAGCGTTGACGATTGCTAAATCGTCTCCCATATGATCGACCAATTCAACAAAGCCATCATTCACATTGATTTTCATTTTCTCTCTCTTTGAAAAAATATTATATAAAATTATATAATATTATGTGTTTATATATACACATTCAAAGGAGAATTTTTATGTTAAATTCAGATTTAATGAATCGCATTGCTTGTCTTAAAAAGGTAGTCGATGCGATGTTTCAAGATGATGCTCCAGAGATTGGGCAAGCTCTCAACTTTTGCATCAATCTTATCTTCTACAAAGAAGAAATGAAAGAAATCAATCAGACTCTATCAGTACTTGATGAAATCAAAGACATCAAAAACATCTACTCATCACTAAAGGATAAAAAAAATGCTCAATAGATTTACTCTCATTGGAAGACTTGGACAAGATCCACAACTCAAGAAAATTGGCGATAAAGACCTAGCTACCTTTTCCGTTGCTTATAGTGAAAAGGTTAAAGGCGAAGAAAAAACAACTTGGTTCAATTGCGAGGTTTGGGGGGCTTTTGCTAGCATCGTTCAATCTCAAGCTAAGAAGGGCGATAAGATCACCGTTATCGGTCGTATTGTCATCAATGAACACGAGGGCAAGCAATACATTAAAGTCATTGCCTCTGAGGTTGTTTTTCTATGATGAAGCCTAAAGATAGAAAATCAATCTTGAGTCTTTATGTATCAACAAAGCTGATCAGCTTGCTAGATACGATCAGCGATAGACATGCAGTCAAGATTTCAAAGCTGGCTGAAAAGATATTGCTTGACGGCTTGAAGAGAGATGAAATTGATTTAGTACTTGAAAGCGATGATGATGATGCTATTGAAAAAATCACAACAAAAATCATTAGAAAGCTTGATCATGGCAAAGAGTAAAACTACTGCAAAAATCGATACGGTTGATTCTAAAACAACCAAAGCAATCGCAAAAAAGCCTTCAGAAGATAGAGCTGAGATCGCAAAAAAGAAGAGGCTTGTGGCAACTGAACAGATACTTGAGCTTATTTCTCAAGGCCTTTCTCAAACTGATGCAATCTCTATTGTTGGCATCTCATACAGCACTTTTCATTCATGGATGAAGGCTGATGCTGAGTTGGTGGCTGATGTCAAGAGGGCTGAAATATCTCTCAAGCTAAAGCACCTTCAAAATATTCAGCGGCATTCTGAAAGCGATGTTAGAGCATCCCAATGGCTACTAGCTCGGAAGTTTCCTTTAGAGTTTGGAGAGAAGCAAACAATCGACATGAACACAAAGGGAGATGATAGCAAGGTTATCATCAATGTGATTCAGCAAGTGCAAAAAGAGAAACATCATAAATCAATTGAGATCAAGCATGATTTGCCTGAAATAGAAGATCAAAGCGATGAAGAAGATTGATGTTGAGCTTAAATTAAATCCTTTACAAGTTGATCTGATTGATCGCTTGATCTATTCAGACGATCCATTTATTGCCGTTCGTGCTGGTTGGGGTAGCGGCAAGACTTCAGCTTTAGTCTTTGCATTGTGGACTTGGTCAAGCATACATCCCAATAAATCGTCTTTACTTGTCACTGATACAGCCCCCCGTTATAGATCAGTTTTAGGCCCTGAGTTAGAGAAATGGCTTGTGCCTTATGGTTGGATTTATCATCAGCAAGAAGGCAAATGGACTGCCCCAAATGGTCATGTTGTTTGGTGTCGATCTTATTTCAGACCAGGCACAAGGGACGCTACACATAATCCTCTTGAAGGTCTTAATATCACTTCAGGCCTTGCCTTGATTGATGAATGTCAAACTCTTTCCGAAGAGGTTGCTCAGAAAACCTTGGGGCGTCTTAGATCAGGTCCATCGCCTAAGATGATCATGGTAGGCTTGCCCGTTTGGGGTGCTTGGTGGGTTGATTTTGCAGAAAAGGCGGGATGCACTCCAATCTTCTATGCTAGCCATGTTAATAAAGCTAATCTCTCAGAAGCTTGGTTTGACGCCGTCAAGAACCTACCTGAAAGCGAACGCTTGGCAATGGTTGAAAATCAACCTAGACCACCTCAAGGCGTGATCTATTCTGAATGGACTTCAAGCCATGTTTTGAGCAATTGGGATTATCATCCATCTATGTCATCAAGGCTTGTCATCGACTTTGGTTTTAGAAAACCTTCCGTTCTGATCTTGGCGCATGATCCAACTTTAGAAGCTGATGTCATCTGTGCTGAAATCAATCCTCAAGAAATAACACTCTCAGAGCTTGCCAAAGAAGTCTTAAAAATCGCTTGCCCTCGTGATCTAGCTAGACGATATCCTAATCGCATTTTACTAGACGGTGCAAGCGGTGATAAGGCTGGATCAGCTAGATCAGATCGAACAGCCCAATCAGCCTTTCATGAACTTTCAAAGCACCCTGATCAAGGTGGCATAGGGATGCCTTTTAGGTGGTGCACTGATCCAATACGAACAGATATTTTAAACGGTATTCAAAGGGTCAAGCGATTGATCCATCAAAGAAGAATTTTATGCACTTCTGAAGTATGGGAACGAGGAGCAAGCTCTATTGGGAATTCATTCAGAAAGGCTATTTTGTCTTATGCTTGGGATGGCAAAGAAACACCTAAAAAAGACGGTCGAGAAGATCCGTTAGATGCTCTTAGGTACGATGTCATAAATTGGCTTTGGCGTGATAGTGAGATCGTGGCTGATAAGCCGTTG